CTGAGGAGCTTGCCAGCGTTATTCGCAGTTTGCAAAAACCTACCGTCGCCTATACCAGCGGTTATATGTGCAGTGCCGCCTATTGGATTGCCAGTGCTTGCGATAAGGTAGTCGCCGCCCCTTTTGCCGATGCGATTGGCAGTATAGGCACGATGTTGAGTTTCCAAGATTTTGCACCCCTTTTAGAAAAGTACGGCGTGAAAGTCCACGAACTCTACGCCCCCGAAAGCACCGAAAAAAACAAGGCTTGGCGCGACCTTAAAGAAGGTAACGAAAAGGCTATAATGCAGATGCTTTCAGAAGCCAACGCCCGCTTTATAGGTAGCGTAAAAGCCTACCGCCCCAATGCCAAAGAAGAAGTATTCAAAGGCAACACCTACAGTGCTAAAAAAGCCAAATCATTAGGACTTATCGACGAGGTAATGACTCTCAATGAGGTTATTAGCCAATTAGTCAATTAGAAAAAGTTTAATCTGTAAGTAGTAACAGGCTCTTACCTTTTACCTCTTACCTCTTACCTATAAAATAATGAAACACGCAAGAATCGCCGCCTTATTGGCACTCGCCAGTATCGACCTGAAAAGTCCCTTATTTGGGAATGAAAAGTTTGTCGAGCTCAAAGAATCGCAGATCGACAAGATAGAAGCTGCCTTAGCAGCTGCCGAAACCGCTGCCGACAACACCGCCCTCGAGCAGCTTATGGCAGAGCTGAAAGCCAACAATGAAAAGCTATCGGCAGAGAAAACAGCCCTTACCGCTGAAAAAGAAGCCCTCGCAACGCAAGTAACCGCTCTTACTGCCGAAACCGAGCGCCTCAAAACCGAACTCAACAATCGCCCTGCTCACTCATTGCCTGCCAATGACGGCAAAGAGTCTGCCGATAACAACGGACTTATTGACGGGTACTTAGACCCTAACGATGCTCACAACAAATTTTTAAACGAAATTTAACATTATGCCACAAGAAAAAACAATGAATGTAGATCAGATCAAAAATGAACTACTTCGCTACATCAGCACCAAACCTAAAGTATTGCAATCTGCGATACTGTCTAAAGAGATTTTGCTCAACGCACACTCTCGTACCCTCACCAAGGTAAGAGGCGAATACGTGTCGTTGCATTCACTCATAGGGCACGTAGTACAGGGCTTCAACTCTAAAAAGTGGACTCCCTATGGTGAATTGCAATTCCGTAAAAAAATAATGAAAAACTTCCATCAAAAGGTGGATTTTGAACTTGATCCTGCCGAAATACTCGGTACAGTGCTTGAGGAAATGTACGACGAAGGAAAGAGTTTGAAAGACAAATCAATCTCTAAACACGCTATTGATTTGCTCTTGAAAAAAATCATCTCCGATGTGAACATCTTATCAGTTACTGGTAAGTACGATTCCTCTAAGATAGGACTTGCCACCCCCGAGTTTGGTACGTCTATGGATGGGCTTAACGAAATCATCGCCAAAGGATTGAAGAATACCGAAAACCCGTACTTCCTCATTCCTGCCGATGCTATCACCAGTACCAACATCATCGATGTAGTAACCGCTTATGAGCGTGGTTTGCCTGCGGGAGCGAAAGACCAAGTAAAGAAAATCTTTATGAGTGTGAATGATGCCGAGAACTACCAAATTGCCTACGAAGACAAGTTCGGGCAAAACAAGTTCCAAGACAACGCCCTCAAAACCCGCTTAGGTAAACGCGAAATCGTGGCTATCCCTAACCTCAAAGACGGTACCATTGTATCGACCGTTGAAAATGGTTTTGTGAAGATGGTTGACATCATCGACAATCCTGCTACTATCACCGATGTACAAGTAGATAAACGTATCTTGAACATTTTGGGTGAATTTACTTTAGGCTATGATTTTGCAATCAATGAGCTTACTTATGTGTACACTTCCGACGGCACCAAAAAACGCGGATTGAACAACAAAGACCTCAATGAACTCTACTACCCTGAAGAAAAAGGATTAGAAGCTTAATAAGGTTTCGGGGTCAGGTACTCACCCCCTGACCCCTATTTCCTAACCCCTAACACCTAATTAAAATGGCAAAAGAAGAAAAAAATACACCCGTCGTAGGGGCGAATGGCAATTCGCTCTCAAATGGCAATTCGCCCGAAATTGATAATGCCTCTACCGAAAGCAACGACACACAAGTACAAGCCCTCAACGAGCGTGAGAAAGTTCTCAACGAGAGAGAAGAAGCCCTCAACCGCCGTGAACTCGCACTGAATGAGGTTGAAAAACAGCTCAACGCGCGCGAACAACAACTCAACCAATTGGAGGAACAACTCAATGGTAAACCCGAAGAACCAACAGAAGAAGCCCCTCGCAAAGGTCACGAGTTTACATTCCGCAATGTGAGTTACAAGTTTACCGACGATGCGCCTCAAATGTTGCTTATCGGCGGTGAAGCCCTCTCACAAGAAGAAATCGCTAATGACGAGGAACTACTCCTCCAACTCATCGGCGGACACTCTCCCCTTATTAACAAATTGACAAATTAAGATTATGGCAAAAAATTGTTTTGATAACGTACCCCACGAAAGCCTCGACGCTTGTCCTAACGACGAAGTAAGCGGAGGCATCAGCACACGCATTTTGTACGCCCCCAAAGCGTTTGTAGATAAATGCGTACTGCCCGCCAATACGGGCGAACTCGGCAAAGCCAACACTATCGAAGACGGTAACCTTACCCTTATCGCTTCCAAAGCCTTTAAGGGTATCGATGCACAGATAGACGAGGGAGAGCTCAAAATCACACTCGTCGGTAATGCTGGCAATAAAAAAGCTAAAACCGAGTTAGAGTTTAAAATAGCTCGTTTTAGCGATGTAACCCTCGACTTCATCAACCGTTACAAAAATGTACCGATGATATTCGTAGTCCCCGATGCCCAAGGCACTCTATGGGTAATAGGCACCAAGATTAACCCTGCTTATATGGATACTGCCGAAGCCACTACCGGCAAAAAAGCCGAAGATGATAGCGGTATTACCCTAAAAATCATCACAAATTCAAAACCGTACAAGTATGCAGGAACAATCGCTGAAGCCTAAGACTATCACGAATGACGAGAAGCAAATAACGAATGCTGAATTACAAATTGCGAATGATTCGGCATTCAAATCATTGCTACCTAATGGCACTGCCTACTTCACCAAACCCAAAGAATTAGGGGGCGGTTTGGAGGCAGTAGATTTGAGTCGTATTCCTTATAATGTCAAAAGCCTATACATCGCGGGCTTTCCTTACTATGCTTTGCAAGAAGAAGCTGCCGAGTTATTAAAATCACTCAGCACCGAAACCCTGCAACAACTCATAGAAAAGAAAAAACAACAATACCCGCCCGATGTCCCTATTTTGGAACGCGCCTTGGCATTGAAAAAAACTGCTCAGTCCTAATGTCTAATTACCGAGAACAATACAAGCGTTTACTCAGCGAGTACGAACGCCTTGGAGGCAATCTTCAAGGCGTTCCTCGCTTTTATTCATTGGAGAACGAGGCAAAGCTCAAAGCAAAACTAAAAAGCCTCACCCCCCGTTCCCCCCTCTCCGAAAGCGAGGCGAACAATCCGAAATCAGTAACATCATCTACTTCAGTGCTTCCCCTCTCCTCTGGAGAGGGGTCAGGGGTGAGGATTATAGCCGATTATCCCCAAGCCCTGCACCCCATATACCTTGCCAAGAAAAAACACTGGCTACAAGCCTGCTCGCTCAAGCTACAGCTTAATGCCCTCCCAGCCCACCAAGAAAGCCAAGCCCGCACCCTACAGCAACAGCTATGGCAACTATTCGAGGAAATGGACGCCTGCGATACCGTGCTCGACCACTGGATCAAGTACAAACGCATATTGCTACCCACCGCCCCTTCACAAGAAGAAGCCTTAGATAAGTTGAGTCCTACACAACTCGTACAACGCCTGCACACCCTGCGTAGCAATATCGTATCGAGGGAAAAAAGCCTTATGAAATGGAGACTACAAGCTACCGAAAGCGAGGGAGAAAATTTTACTTTGATAGAAAAAATATTCCGAAAAACCGAAGAATTAAAGCAACTGAAGCTGCTGGTAAAAACAATTGAAAAAAAAATAGAAAAAAGTTGCTAAAATATTTGTACGGAAGAAAAAAACACCGTATATTTGCAGTGTCATTGAAAGTCGATGACGCCGAAACAAAGACGGCAAGTTCTTTGATAAGTTTTAAATGAGATGAACTTAGTAATCCAAATTAAGTACAAATCCTTTGAATTTAAACTTGAATTTTCACTTAAAAAATTCAAATTATTTTAAGGAAGTGAGCTGAGGGTTGCCCCCCTCGGCTCTCATCTCATTTAAAAAATATCACTGCAAAGGTACAACTAATTTTTTAATATACAACTTTCTATGAAAAATTTTCTAAACACTAAGTATGAATTGAGTTTTAAACTACAACTCTCAGGAACTGCCATTATAGTATGTTTAACCCTCGTAATAGCTCTTGTAATATGGATACTTTGCAAATAAAACAAGAAATACAACGCATTATCACTATTTTTGATATGGGAGGCAAAGCCGCTGCTAAAGCAATGCATATCACCCTTGGCACTTATCACAAAAAACTATCCGATAAAGTAACAAACCACTGCTTTAACGAAAAAAACCTAACCGATTTGATTACCTATATCAAAACAGAAGCTGAAAAATTATAATCTAAATATGAGAGAGCAGTACAATAAAAAAACTTCGGAACTTGTCCCTTGAGATTTAGGTAAGGAATATCCCCCTTTAGCTAATACCCTAATTGATAATTATTCATTACAGAGGCTACTGTCCTTTAAACAGCAATAAATCACTACTATCTTTGCGCCATTATTAACCCATAAAACTAAATAAAATGGCAAAATCAAAAGAAAACCTTTACCTCTTTGGGCTCTCTGGCTCTGTAGGCAAACAAATGGTATTCCGCAACACCGCACGCGGTACTATCCTCGCTAAAAGTCCCCGACACACGGGCAAAAAAACCGAACACCAAAAAGAGCAAGGCAAAAAATTCCTCAAGGCAGTAGCCTACGCCAAGCAAGCCCTTGCCGACAGCTC